GTAACTGTTACTGGAACAGCTAATTTAGATGTTACTGGTTCAAGAATTAATACTGAAATTGGAAATGAAAATGCAACTGCAGATGTTTCTGTTTCCGTAACTACTGCTGGAAGATTAAATTTAAGTGAAGGAACTGTAATTGCCGAAGGTGAAGTTAGAGAAGGTTGGGGTGTTTATCAGTGGGGAGCTGTTCCTTGGGGAGGCGAACAAGATCCAGAAGTTAATGTAATAGGATCTGCTTTAGAAGCACTTACTCATCCTGTAGATATTCAAATCGATGGAAATATATCAGTTAATGTCGATGAAGATGATTTTATTACTGTAGCTGTAGGAAGTCCTTCAATAAGAACTGATGTAGCATTTAATGTAACTGGTTCTAGGTTAAATATAACTGAAGGATTAAATACTGTTTTAATTATTATTAATGTTAACGTACCGGTTACAGGAAGTCAGGTTAATGTAGAATTAGGTCAAGTACAGGCTTTCCAAGAAACAGTAGTTCCTGTTACAGGTTCTCAAATAAACGTATTAATAGGAAATGAATCTACAACAGCAGATGCTAATGTCTCTGTTACAGGATCTCAATTAAATGGAAGTTTAGGTCAAATTAAATATATTGCTACTTACAGTGTTACTGGAAGTCAAGCTAATTTAAGCACTGGAACAGTTACTTTTGTAATAACTGGAAGTACTACAGTGACAGGCTCTAGGTTGAATGTACGTCAAGGATCTGTTAATATTCAAGGGTGGTCAGAAGTACAAACAGGAGCTAATAATAATTGGACTCCGGTTGACATAGCGGCATGATCATAGTATTTTTATAACATATTTTAGGAGTATAAATGGCATCAAGTTATTCTACAGATCTTAAACTAGAACTCATGGTTACAGGCGAGAACGCCGGTACATGGGGAGATAAAACAAATTCAAATTTAAACCTTATTCAACAAGCTATTGCTGGTTATGAAACTATTAACGTTGGAGCATCTGACGTTACATTAGTAATGTCTAACGCAACACTTTCTAATGCGAGAAATATGATCCTTAATTTATCAGGATCACTTACAGGAAATAGACAAGTATTAGTACCAGATGGAATAGAAAAATTTTATATAGTAAGAGACCAAACAACTAGAAATGGACATTCATTAACTATTAAAACTGTATCAGGAAGTGGATTTGATATTGAAACTTCTGGTGCATTGGTTGCTTGTTATTCAGACGGAACAAACGTTGTAGAGATATCATTAAATACTTTAACAGGAACAATCGCTACTGCACAAATAGATAATTTAGCAATAACATCTGCTAAACTTGCTTCATTTGCGGTTACTTCGGCTAGAGTTGCATCATTTGCAGTAACTACTAATAAACTTGCAACGAATGCAGTTACAGCAGTTAAAATTACTCAATCAACAATTACACAATCAAAACTTGCATCTAATTCTGTTGGTTCAGATCAATTAATTGCAACTGCAGTTACTCCAGCAACTTACACATCTGCTACAATTACAGTTGATGCTGATGGTCGTATTACTTCTGCATCTTCTGGATCAGCGGGCGCTGGAATGGGAATACCTACTTTATATTCTGTGGGACCAGCATCCGGAACATATACTGCAGCACCAACAGCAAATAGAATAGGTGTCTTCATGTATGGTGGTGGGGGTGGAGGACCGCCAGGTAACAGTCCAGCGAGAGCGCCAGGTGGGGGTGGTGGATTTGCATTTTTTAATAAACCTATAACACAACCTTTTTCACAACCCTATTCTGTTGGTGGTCCAGGTCCAGCTCCTGGAGCTGGTGGTAATACTACAATAGCAAATGTAGGCTCTGCTAATGGAGGAGCTGCAGGTCCAAACGGATCTAATTCTTCAGGAGCTGCCGGCACTACACCAGGTTCGTCTTTTACTTATCCGGTAAGAGATTTTATTGTTGGTGGTTCATTTGGAAACGCTGGAGGAGCGGGAGGCCAGACTGGGGGAGAATCTCCAACGGGTACTCCTGGAACTACAGGTGCAGGTGGTGTGTTAGTAGTATTTGAAAACACAGGTACTTAATATGTCTTATTTTATTTTTTTAAAAAATTTAGATAATATAGATGGAACTATTTGCAAAATAGCTGAAAATCAATCTGATTTAAATAATCTTAATATTATTCAAACTGATTATAAAATTATTCAAGATTCTCAAGAAAATTTTGATAGTGTAAAATTAAATGTAAAATATCCATTAAAATATAATGGTGATGTAATAACTTTTAATACTGTACAAAATTTATTTTTAAAAAATGATTTAGAACAAGAAGTAAATAATTTTAAAATTCAAATTAAACAATTTACTAATAACAATCCTAACCACCCATTATTTAATCGTTGGAATAACTATTACAATCAATTAAATACTTTAAATTTAGATAATATAAACTATCCATTAACCATGTCATTAACACAGTATTTTAAAGATTTAGGACAACCTTCATATAATGTTTTACAATTACCTTAAAAAATGATACTTAAAGTATCATGTTTGATAAAGAGATAGAATTTAGTGCTCACGAAGATTATTTAGCAATTCAAGAAGATTACCCAATCCCTGCAAAATTTAATATACCTGAATGGTATAAAAAATTAGATCATACTGTTTTAAATAAAACAGTTAAGGGCTGTATGCCATTTTTAGATTCTTTAACAGCCGGTTACATTTTAAAAATGCCTCAAGATTTTTACATAAGACATAATATAGATAATGAAAATGAAAAAGGAGAAAAATTTAAAGATTCTTTTCAGACTTTTGGACTTCATGATCAAAGAGAAATATTATATGCCAAAAGTTTAAATTTAAACTCTGGTGTAGACATTCATCCTCCTAAACAATTAGAGGGATCTCCTTTAATACATAAAAATAAAAATTTACCATTCTACAAAATTTTAAACCCTTGGAAAATAAAAACTCCAAAAGGATATTCTTGTTTATTTGTGCCCCCATTAAATAATAGTGATGATAGGTTTTCTATAATACCTGCGATAGTTGATACAGATACTTTTATTGATGAAATAAATTTTCCAATTGTTATAAATGGAGATAAATATACAGTGTTAGAAGATTTAATTAAAAAAGGGACACCTTATGTTCAGGTAATTCCTTTTAAAAGAGATAAATGGAAGATGAAAACAAAACCAAGAAAAAGTAAAGAAATTCAAAATGTTAGAGTATTTCATAATTTAAAAGTTATAAATATATATAAAGATAAGTGGTGGAGTAAAAAATCATGGAAATAAAAAATTTTATAAAAATTTATGATGAAGTTTTACCTTGGAATGCAGTCTCTAGTTTAATACGTTTTGCAAATGTTTCAAATTTTGAAGAGGCTAAAATCGGAGGTGGGGATAAAAATACAACAGATTTTAATGTAAGAAGAACTTATGCATTGCCGTTATCAAATTTAAATAATTCTATTTCAAATGTTCATTGGTTTAATTTACTACATTCTTATTTTAATAAAAATTTAAAACAATATAAACTAGATGCCAATATTTTAGACTATGATTATCGAAATATTTTTGACATAGAAATTTTAAAATATGAAAATACTGGTTTTTATACATGGCATGTAGATCATTTTGCAGCCATTCCAAGAACGATGAGTTGTATATTATTGTTAAATAATGATTATGAAGGTGGAAATTTGTGTTTTAGAAATCCAGATGGCTCTGGAGAATGGGAAGTAGAGGTTAAACCAAATAGAATGATAATTTGGCCAAGTAATTTTTTATATCCTCATACGGTTAAACCAGTAACGAAAGGGACAAGGTATTCAGTAGTAGCATGGGCACTATAAAAGATTTTAAATATAAATTAATTAAAAATTTCTTATCTAAAGAAGAAATTAAATTATTAAATGATTACTGTAGAATCAAACACAGATTAAATTATGATTCTTTTGATTTTGTTCAAAACAATAATGGAGATACTTATTTTTATGGAGACCCATTAATGGAATCTTTAATGGTTAATAAATTAGAATTAATGCAGAAAGAAACTGGTTTAGAATTACTACCTACTTATGCTTTTTGGAGAATGTACACAGTTAATGCCGATTTAAAAAAACATAGAGATAGACCTGCTTGTGAAGTAAGTGTTACTGTAATGATAGGATCAGATA